GAGAAGGATTGTATTGTAGAGATTGAATTTACAATTGGTTCTATTGACTGGAAGGTCCGTCGTGGAATCAAACCAAACGTATTTGAAATTTATAGAAACGATAGTCTTCTTGATCAAAATGCTTCTGCAGTAGAGCAGCAGAAGTTTCTGGAACAGTCTATTCTCAAGATGAACTACAAGTCTTTTACACAGATTGTGATTCTTGGTAGCAGTAACTTTGTTCCTTTTATGCAACTGACTGCATCTAGTCGTAGGGAAGTTATTGAAGATCTTTTGGATATTAAGATCTTTTCTTCAATGAACACTATTATTAAAGAAAAGATTCGTGGATTGAAAGATGAAATCCGCACTTTGGATTTGAAGAAAGAATCTATCAACGATAAAGTTAATATGCAAGAGAACTTTATTGAAGAAATTGAAAAACGTGGCAAGAAAAATATTGAGGATAAGGAAAATAAAATTCAAGGTCTTTTGAATGAGGAGAATGATCTTGTAAATGCTTGTGGTGGAATGACCGAAGAACTTGAAGGTCTCAATAAAAAAATTGAAAAGTATTCTGGTGCCACAGCAAAACTTCGTAAACTTGGTAACTTAAAGGGTAAGATTTCTAACAAAGTATCAACTATTACTAAAGAACATAAATTTTTCACAGAGAATACGGTATGCCCCACCTGTACTCAAGAGATTGAAGAATCGTTTCGGTTAAATAAAATTAGTGACGCTCAAGATAAAGCAAAGGAGTTGCAATCTGGTTACAAAGAACTGGAAGAAGCAATTAATATGGAGGAAGAGCGAGAGCGCCACTTTTCTATTCTATCAAAGGAGATCGTTTCTTTAACACATGGCATTTCTCAAAACAATGTTCGGATATCTGGATGTCAACGACAGGTCAGAGATCTGGAATCGGAAATTCAAAGAATTACCGAACAACTTGCAAATAGAAATATTGAGAATGAAAAGTTAGACGGATTTAAGGAGGATCTAAAAAAGGTTTATGATGACTTATCTGGAAAGAAGGATCTGATTCAATATCACGACTTTTCGTACTCCTTGTTAAAGGACAGCGGTGTAAAATCCAAAATAATTAAGAAGTATCTGCCTCTGATTAATCAGCAGGTAAACCGTTACCTACAGATGATGGACTTCTACATCAACTTTACATTGGACGAAGAGTTTAATGAAACCGTACAGTCTCCGATTCATGAAGACTTCTCTTATTCTTCTTTCAGTGAAGGTGAAAAACAACGTATCGACCTAGCACTTCTCTTCACTTGGAGGGAAGTTGCAAAATTCAAAAACTCAACTAATACAAACCTCCTCATTCTTGATGAGGTTTTCGATTCCTCTCTTGATGGATTTGGGACAGAAGAGTTTCTCAAAATCATCAGGTATGTGATTACAAATGCAAACGTCTTTGTCATCTCTCATAAGAGTGGAATGGAAGATAAATTTGAGAATGTTGTGAAGTTTGAGAAAATCAAAGGGTTTAGTGGAATTGTAAAATGAGAGTATTGATTACAGGACATAAAGGTTTTATTGGCAGCAATGTTTATCTTGACTGGCAAGAACAACTTGGAAGTGTAAATGTTGATGGTATTGATAGACCTGATGATGTAAGTAGTTTTTCTGGTGGTGACTATGATCTTGTAGTTCACCTTGCAGCATACGCAAACATCAGAGATAGTCTTGAAAATCCTCAACTGTTTTATGAAAACAATGTAGTCAAAGCAAAACCACTCTTTGACTGGTGTCAAGAAACAAATACTAGACTTCTTTATGCGTCTTCTAGTGCAGTAGAAGAAGACTATTGGGAAAATCCATATGCGATGACAAAGTGGGTAAATGAAATGATGGCACCAAAGAATTCTGTGGGGATGCGTTTCACAACAGTTTATGGTCCTGATAGTAGAAAGGATATGATGTATCGTATGCTTCAGGATAAAACTGCTAAGTATGTCACCAACCATAAGCGAGACTGGATTCACGTAAAGGATGTGTGTCGCGCTATTCGTTATCTCGCAATTAGTGATATCACTGGTCCCGTATCTGTTGGAACTGGAAATTCTGTTTCTGTCAAGGACCTAGCAGAAAAGATGGGTATGGGTCATTTGCCAGTAAAAGAAGTGACCCCTGGTGAACGTCAAGACAATGCTGCTGATGTTACACTTCTGAGAAGCACTGGATGGTTCCCAAGCATTAATGTTCTTGATACAGTTTAGAGAAGCAAATTTATAAATACTTAAAAAGTTTGCTTAAAATGGACTATAAAGATCTGCGTAGTATTCAGGAATCCTACAACGGAATGTATTCTGAAGAAGTAGTTGAAGAAGGTTTGGCAGGAATGATTGATAAAGCATCCAAAGCAGCCCAAGGTGGTTTGGAGAAAATGGGTGTAAAAATCAATCGCACTTCTAGACCAACTGCTAGACCAAGTGCTACGACTTCAAATACTATGCGTCAGAATCAGTCTAGTATGGAAGAAGTCGATGTCTTTGATATCGTCAAGGGTCATCTGATTGATGAGGGTGCAACCGAATCTGAAGCAATTAAAGCAATGCTTTCGATGACTGAAGAGGAAATCAATGCTATTGTTGAGGGTGCTCCTTATGTTGTGACCAATGCTGATAAAGCAGGTAACACCAAGGCATATCAAGGTCTGAAGGCAGGTAAGAAAAATGCGGTCACAGGTAAACCTATGTATGTTGCAGCACCTCATCTGAAGGGAGTCTGAACCACTTTTACAAGTGTCTATAAGGGAGTCTTCGGACTCCCTTTTTTTGTATAATAGGTCCATACGCAACAGACCAATGACAGTTCGCCACGAAATCAAGTCTCAACTTGCCAAACTCCTTGCCACTGAAGATTTGATTGTGGAGCACCGTCAAGTTGAAACCGCACAGTTCAACGTCCAGACTCGTGTTCTGACGCTTCCCCAGTGGGAAGAAGCAAGTAACTTTGTTTATGATATGCTTGTCGGGCATGAAGTAGGTCATGCTCTGTTTACTCCTGACGAAGACCTTCCACGAGGAATTCCTCATACTTACATCAACATTGTTGAGGATGCTCGCATCGAGAAACTGATGAAGCGCAAATATCTGGGTCTTGGTAAAACTTTCTACCGTGGATACAAAGAACTTTCTGATGAAGATTTCTTTGCCCTGGAGAACGAAGATATTTCTAAAATGAGTCTTCCTGACCGTATCAATCTTCACTTCAAGATTGGCAATTATATTGATATTCCTATTTCTTCTGGTAAGGAACAGGAACTGGTTGATATGATTGCAGCTTGTGAAACATTTGAGGATGTGATTGCTGCTTCTGAAGCACTTCACAATCATTGTAAAAAAGAAAAGGAAAAGGAAAAGGTTGCTAATATTCAGCAGCAACCTCAGCAGGACCAAGAAAGTTCTGGTGAAGAAATTCAAAGACAGATGTCTCAAATTGAAAATCAAACTTCTGAAGGCAGTGATGTTGGTGAGGAAGGAAGTCCCGAAACTCACCAAGAACAAGAAACTCAAAGTGCTCCTGGTGATACTTTTGATAATGATGTTCGCACTGTAGATACACTCAGTGACAAACTCAAAGAGTTGGTTTCTAAGAGTGGCATTGATAATATCTACGCAGAACTTCCTAAAGTAAATCTTGATACTATCATTGCTAAAAACTCTGAGATTCATGAATATATTGACAAGTGGTTTAATCTTTGCCAAAAGAATCTGAAGACTGCTTTTGATACTGTTGATGCTGATTACAAACAATTCAAGAAATCTGCACAGAAAGAAGTCAACTATCTTGTAAAGGAGTTTGAATGTAAGAAGGCAGCAGATTCGTATGCCCGTGCATCAACGTCTCGCACTGGTGTTCTTGATACATCTAAACTTCATACTTACCAATATAATGAAGACCTTTTCAAGAAAGTCACTACTCTCAGTGATGGTAAGAATCATGGTCTAGTTTTTGTTTTGGATTGGTCTGGTTCAATGTCTAGTGTCCTGAAGGATACTTGTAAGCAGTTGTACAATCTCATTTGGTTCTGTAAGAAGGTTTCTATTCCTTTTGAAGTTTATGCTTTCACTAACGAGTGGAACCGAGAATACTTTGATCATATGAAGAATGAATATGTTCCTCAACAGTTTCGTTCTCATTATGAAAAGAAAGAGGGTCTGCTTTGTGTGAGTGATTATTTCTCTATGATGAATCTTCTTTCTAGCAAAACCAATGCTAATGAACTTGAGCATCAGATGATGAATATTTGGAGAATCGCTCATTATTACTCTTGTTCTTGGGGATGTCCATATTCTATTCCAGAACGACTTTCTCTTTCAGGAACTCCTTTGAATGAGGCACTTGTGTCTCTTCATCAAATTCTCCCTAAGTTTCAAAAGGAAAACAAACTTCAGAAAGTTCAGTGTGTTATCTTGACTGATGGTGAAGCAAACGCTCTTCCCTATCACGCAGAGATTAAACTTAGCACTCGTGATGCTTATATTGGCACTCGCCGTATGGAGGGAGGTATTAGTTATGTCCGCGATCGTAAACTTGGAACCAATTATGCTGTGGGATACTATTACTTTAAGTTTACAGACGTTCTTCTAGAAAATCTGAAGGATAATTTTCCTCAAGTAAACTTCATTGGTATTCGAGTCATTGCTCCTCGTGATGCAAATTACTTTATTAGAACTTACTGTGATGATGGTACTAAAGAGTGTGAACGTGTTCGATCTGAATGGAAAAAGACTAGGAGTTTTTGCATTAAAAAGTCTGGATATGATGCATACTTTGGTATTTCTGCATCTGCACTTGCTAACGACTCTGAATTTGAAGTTGATGAAGGTGCAACAAAAGCAAAGATTAAATCTGCTTTTGTCAAGAGTTTGAAGACTAAAAAACTAAATAAGAAAGTTCTTGGTGAGTTTATTTCCCTGGTAGTATGACAAAATACAGAGACAATTGGAGAGAAATTGCAAAGTCTTCCGAAAAGGATCCCAAGGTAATTGATATCCTTGAGAATGGTCCCAGGTCTCTCACTCAAGCATGGTTGCTTCAGGCTATGCGATATAAGTATGGACGCTCTGAAGACTGACCACTGGGGTCTTATGACCCCTTTTTTATGCCCTATAATGACTTTGTTGAAACGAAACACATCATGCCCCGCACTCAGTTCCCAATGACCGATAATCAACTGATTGAAGATCTTAAAAATCAATATGGTCCTGAGATTACTTCTGGTGATATCAAGGGATATTGTGCTATGAATGGATATAATTATCAGACTATTACAAACAAACTGACTGACTACAAAGTCGGTCGTGGTAAGTGGAACCTGGAAGTAACAAAGGAGACTGTTCAGGAACTGGAAGTAACTTACAATAATCCTGCAGCAATGCCTGCTATTGAACAAAACCTTATTCCTCAGAAAGATGATTCCTTCGTCCGCTTTGGTAATTTCGCAGATATTAAAAAAATTATTCAGTCCCGTGTATTCTACCCTACGTTTATCACGGGTCTCTCGGGTAATGGCAAAACGTTTTCT